GTGCTGACCGTGGTGCTGGTCACCACTGCCATTCCGGGTGTGGTCGATCCCAATGAACCGCCGATGTTAATTCCGATGTACGCAGGCATGGGGTTAGGAAGGGAGGCTGACCAACATGTCGATGACGAGGGTGCCAGTGGCGGGCAGGTTGCCGCCGGCAAGGGTGGCAAACACCAGTTCCTCCGCGGCAAGTTCCGAGGCAGCTTGGCCCGCAGCCGAGAAGAACGAAGGCGTGTCCACGAGGGTGAGGCCCGCGGACTGGCCGCGGTACTTGGTGGCCGCTCCGGGCGCCCCAATGCCGAGCGTCACCCCACCGAGCGACACCGAGTGCACGATGCTGCCAAGGAGAAAGGACGCACCGGGAGGCAGCGTGAAGAGTTGGAACAGGTCACCGTTAATCTGTCCCGCCAGGGTGATGGTGGCGCGGAACCGTTTGACGCGGCCGTTGACTACGCTGCCACGGCTTCTGGTGCCCTGCACCGCGGCCAAGGTTCTGCCGTCATTGGTTCCGGCCAGTTCGTTTGAGAGATAAGTAGGCATGGTAACTTCGTTACTTTTGATGCGCCTTCGGCGCAGGGGTTTGTGTGTGTTTGTCGGTTAGTCTGAATGGATCGCTTCGCTATCGGACAAGGCTGGGCGCTTGGTGGACGCCCTGAGCCGAAGGCGAATCAAACGGGGCCTGTGGCCCCTCAGGCGCAGACGATGTAGCCGCAGCGGCGTTCTTCGAGGCGGGTGGCGCCGAGGGTCATGCGCAGGCTGACCTGTTCGCCATGGTTCTTGTCCACGCGTTCGCCCACCCTGGCCACCAACTCGTTCCATTTGCCAAGGCACACCCCGCTCTTTGCCCAAAACGGCACCCAGTTCTGGCCCCCAGGCACTATCAGCGCCGGGTTCATCCCCGCGTTGTAAGCACCCGCTCCGGGAATGCGTTCGCTCTGGATGAAATTGAACCCCATGAACTTTCGGATCCGCCCGTCCTCAAGCACCGGAGTGCTGCTGTAATCCAGTGAAATGGCCTGCGCCTCGTTGAGCAGGTCGTCGTGTTGCTTGGCGGAAATCGCCATGAACAACGGGTCGTTGTCGATGTCCACCTCGGCCTGCAACAGGATGCGTTTCGCAGCCCGCAGCTTGGCGATGTTGAGCCCGGTGTTGGCCGAAGAGCCGGTGTTGACCGCCACCACCTGTGAACCGCTGCCAAAGGCACTGAGCAGGCCGGTGTCGGTGGAGCCGTTTTCACCCGTCTTGTTGGTGTTGAAGAAGCCCGAAAGGATTTCGTCATCCATCACCCGCTTCATCGCGGCCGCACCGGCTTGTGCGTAAAAGTTGTTGGGCTTGATCAGCATCCGGACCAGATCAGTGTCGTCCGTCATTTCGGCCCAGGCGTAGTCGATGGGAAACACCCACCGTTTGTCGTGAGGCGTGGACGAGAGCACCGTGTCGGCATGGCGACTGGTGATGCGCACCGCGTTGGTTTGACCGAACTGTTCGACCACACTGGCGGCTTTGCCGTAGAAGGGTCGGACTTGAACCGCGGCTTCAAAACGCGATTCAGACTGCTGAAGCAGCATCATCACATTCGAACTGTAATGCTGCACGAAAGCGGCAGGAACGTGGAAAGACATGGCTAGGGAAAGCCCTTGGGGGCTGTGAAAGAGGCGCAGTAGCGCCGATTTGGTGTTTCCCTGGGCTTATCGTCCGCTGGACGGGCCTCCCGAAAACGGGGTTTTTATTTTTTTGCAGCCTCTTCCTTGCGGGGCACCGGGCTTTTGTGGAGCCGGGCGTTGTCCCTTGCCACTGCACCTTGCGAGCGGCTGGAATAAGCTACGTACGCGTATTACTATGACGCGGCACGCGGGTCACGCAAAAAAAGATGCAAACCATCAAAATCCTCAGTTGGAACATCAACGGGCTCAAAAAAAACTGGGACACCCTGCTTCAGCTGATGGCTTCGGAGTTGCCGGAAATCGTTTGCATCCAGAACTATCGGGCGCACAACTACGACCATCCCTACACCATCGACCTCGGGCTGCCCAAGGACGAGAATATCCCGGATGGCGAGCTATGGACGTGCAACTACTCGCGGATCACCGCCAACCTCCGCACCTCCAACGGAGTCGCCGTCTTTGTGCGCTGGGCCTTTGCCCAAAGCTACAGCACCCACGGCAAGGTCGACGAAAACAACAAGCCGGTGCCGGACACGGGCTGGGTGTATCACAAACACGCCCGCTTTTTTGGGTCAGGCCGGGTGGCTGTGTTTGATTTTCAATACTTCACCCTGGTCACCGTGCTGGCTCCGAGCCATTCGATGAAGAAAAACAGTCTGAAGCGTTTCTTGAAGCGCGAGAAGTTTGACGGCGATTTGCGCCGTTTCCTCTTCGATTTGAAATCAGTCACCCCGGTGGTGGTGACGGGCGACTTCAAGGTGGCGGCTACAGAAATTGATGCGCACCCCTATTTCAAAATCCACTACGAGGCGCGTCCCTTCCAACCAAAGTATCTCAAGATAAAGGATAAGTTCGGTATTACAGTCCCCGGGCCTGAAGCACCACCCGATATCAGTTGGATTCCGCTCCCGATTGATCCCGACCTGCGTAGCCGGTTCAAAGGCTACCTCTTTGACGGGTTTTTTGACGCTCTGACGTTTTTTAGGGCGCAAAGCGACATTTACACCTGCTGGCCCATAAGCAGGGCCAAGCCCGGTGTGAACGATCCTTTGACCAAACGGCAGAAAAACATCGGCTGGCGCACCGACTACTTTCTGGTGACCCAAACGCTTACAGATTGGGTGCGGAATTGCACCGTGCTCATAAACGTGATGGGCTCGAGAAACGCACCCATCAAACTGGTGCTGAACCTGCCAGACCCCGACAATCCGCCGCCGAAACCACCGCCCGAACCGGAACCCGATTACCAACCCGACTTCGCCTTTGACCCAACCTACACGGAAGGCGACCCCAGCAATCCGTACTTCGTTCCTCCGGGCGACTAGGCTATTCGCCCGCAAACGCCACCTCGTGCAACCGGGTGAACCGTTTCACCGCGTCAGCTTCCCCAGCCAGATAGCGCGCCGCAAACGCCTTGTCCTTCTGTAACAGGGCCAGTTCCTCCTTCGCGCCCTCCTTGGTTGGGCCGGCTGCCGGAGCACTGCCCCCGGCAAAGCTGTCCTCCTTCAGTCCGCGCCCCAGCTTGGCTGTGAGTTTCAGCAAGTCGGCCGAGCCGAGGGCCGCCTCCAGCTTCTCCACGCTGCCTTCCAGCCCAAACTCGCGCACCGCCCGTTTCCCGAGCCGCACGTTCTCGTCAAACTCGCCGCCCCATTCCTTGCGGACAGCCGCCAACTGCTGCGCACGCTGCGAAGCCGCCTCGTCTTTCGCCTTCTGTTCCTGCGCCGCTTGGAGCGTGTCCTGCCACGCACTGAGCCCCGTAGCCTGCCGGGCCGTCAGTCCCAGCTTGTGATAGGCCGCTGCGCTCTCCAGATCGGGCAACTGATAGTCCTCGGGCTTCGCAGGGCGCCCCAGCGCCTTGTACACCCGTTCCCAGCCTTCACTGTCGGTGTCGCCCTTGGGCAGGGGGAGTTTCTCGCCGCCCACCAGCTTCTCCAGGTTGCGATAGCCCTGCGCCATCTCAGCCGGATCGTTCCAGCCCTTGTTCTGGATGAACTCCCGCAGTTCCGCATCGCCCACATTCTGTAGCCAGGAGGGCGGGGCCTCAGGCCCTTTTGATCCAGCCTGTGGCTGGTTTGAGATCGCCCCTTGTGAATTGGAGGAGGTTGCATCACCTGAGGATGTCTGGGAGGGCGATCCTTGTGAGATCTCCCCTTCACCAGTGCCAACTAACAGTTCGCTTGCTGTGCTCATTCGTTTTCGTTGAGTTGTGTGATCTCCCTGTCGGCCATGTGCAGATACTGCTGAATGCGGTTCCATACCTCGCGCCGTCCCTCGGCCATGGCCATTGCCAGCGGATCAATCGCCTTGCTCACCGGCGACACCACCGCAGTCGAGGTTTCTGCCCGGCAGAACCGTTTCAAGTCCGCCAGAACCACCTCCGCAGTCGGGTGCACCCTGCCGTCTCCGTCCAGAAACAGCCGGCGATAGCTTTGCCGCCGCTTAAAAATCCGCTGCCACAATTTCGTCATCACGCGCCCTGGTTGATTTTGAGGCTCATTCCAGCATCCAAAGGCTCCATGCCCTGTGTGATCTGGAGTTCAGTCATGTCCCTGACGGCTTGGCCGCCGACCATCGCCCCGGCCTGCGCCAGCATCGTCGGGTTCAGCGCCTTCACCGTTTCCTTCATCCGCAACACCTCTTCCACCGGGCGCAACAGCTTCTCGGGCACTCCGTTGATCTCGGCCAGTTCCCGGACGATGGCGTCCCCGTCGAAGTTGAACATGATCGTCGGATCGACCTGAGCCAGTGTGGTGGCGCTCTCGATTGTCCGCACAATCGCCAGCCCTTCCTCGGCACGCTGCGCCTTGTTGAGCGGACTGGTGTATTCCACATCCACCAAACCCCCGGCTTCCTTCAGCACCGCCGGCATCGGTGGCAGCCAGCCCATCTGGTCGAGCAAATCCAGTTCCCGCTCCACCATCGGCCCCAAAAACTCGCTCTGCTGCCGGCCCATGGTCGGGGCAAGGAGCCGCGCCTTCTCCTGTGAACGCAACATCGCCTCCGCAGCAGTCATCCGGGGGATCGCCACCAGCACCTGCGTCAGGGTGACAAGGAACGCTTCGTTGATCGCCTTCTGCCGACGTTCGATCATTTCGTCCCCGATGGCGATGTCGCCCCGGAACTCCAGCGCCTGCACCGTGGGATTGCCCGCGTCATCGACGCCGCCAAAGTTCAATGCGCCCGGACGCAAATCGAACGCGGAGAGCGCACCGTCTTCTTGCAACAGCAAGGGCGGGTCCAGCGCCTTCTGGCCGGCCTTGAGGATCGTCTTGGTCATCTCCTGCACCATCTTGATCTCAGGCAGCACAGTCATCGCTGGAGAGCGGCCGTAAACCTCTTTGGGGCCTGTGGTGTACCGGCCCACAGCGTAGGGAAAGGTGCGGAACCCGCCTTCGCTGACGATTTCGCGGCTCCGAAGGCAGATGTAGTACGAGGAGAACCGCATCCCCCGGTAGTTCCACGCCATGCGGTCGGGAGCGTCGTTGGGCAGCACTACGTGCACAAACTCATGCAGCGCGTCCGGACGTTCGCGGGCATCGTCCACAATCTTCTCAGGCAGCACAGCCGCTCCAAACCGCTGCACCGCCTGTTGTGCAGTCAGGAGCGCCTTGCGAAACACGGTGTCCACCAGCCCGTGGGCGTTCTCGGCGATGCAGACCTCGGAAATGTGGACCGACCTGTACCGGAGTTCGTCCCCCTCACTTTCGATGAACATCACACCCGTGCCGAACGCGCCCATGGACATGAAGGCGTCATTGGTTTGGGAGGTGAAGTTCGCCCTGGGGGCGTACCGCATCGCAAAGAGCAGATCGCAGACGCTGTCGAGCCAGACCCTGACAGCGGGATCATCCTTTAGCTCAGCCCGCTGTGAGCGAAGCCCGTGCCAGCGCTGGGTGCGCGGGATGAGCATGGACTCCATGCTTGCCGTGAACCGCTCCAGGGCGAGACAGGCAGTGGCATCGTAGATTTTCTCTGTGTGTTTCTCACCGGGATTGCGCCGGCCCATGAAGAAATCGGACCGGGGCAGGACGTGCTGTGCGACCTCAGCCCAGTGGGACTCCCAGACAACGCGCTCGGAAAGGAGGCGTGCGTGGCGGCGCAGTAGTTCGTCGGCTGAATGGGGCATGCTGATGCCCCGTAATCGTTTCCACTAGGGCAATTGGATGCGTTCCTGACGTGCGGAATCTTTATTCAAAGTCATCACAAAGAAACCAAAAACGATTCGAAGAGTGGGGCACTAAACAGCCTGCAGTCGCCATTGATTTGCCTGTTCACAAAACGCGGCTTCGTATTCGGGCCAATCGTGTAGAGTTGCGGGATCAAAATCCGCACCACAAGGCCACGTTAGCGCGTGGACTTCAGGATCAATGTAAACATTCGAGAACTCAGCTGGATCTTGAAGCGGGCCAAACAGTTCTCCATGCAAAACATTTTTGAAGTCAATGGTTCGAACAAGTCCATCATTGAACCCTACAGTCAAACTATAGGGGCCCACCTGTTTAACCGACGTCACACGAAAAATGGGATGAGTCATAAAACATTTCAGTTAAGTGGAGAAATCGCGTTTGGCCTTCTGCCTTGTAAAAGCAGGTTCCAATCAGAAAGGAGTTCATCACAGTGTAACTCGGCCCAAGCTTCCACTAATCGGCGCTGGCGGAGTGGCAAAAACCCATCAGTGAGTTCGATTGGCGAGATCGAAAATACAGCCGTATGCTCTCCGTAATAGGCGTGAAAATGAGCAGAGTTATGCTTTCCTCCCGGCTCAGAAAACATGCGAATAATGATTCCGTAAAATCGGGAAAGCTCAGGCATCTTTTGGAGACAGTACCACAAAACTCTTTGCTAGGCAAAGGGAGCAGGATTGAACGAAGCAGAAAGCGCTGTCTGTTCCCGAAACCCCTCCAAATTTTCACCTCAAAAATGTCTGAGGGGGGGATCAACTTCCTAAAAACGGGAAAAAGGGGGAGGGTGGGGTACGAAGTGCGGTAACGGGTGAACGAGTGCGCCTCCCAGAGACATGTGAAGCCACGCATTTGGTAACGAAACAGATTTCGCGATCAACGCCCCCAAACCACACAGCTTTGAGAGCCTCCAGTGCATGGCCGCTCCCAGCCCGCCACCGTTTGAGTGTGTGCCACGCCGCTCTCCAGCCACATCAGCTTTGGAGCCCACACCGCCATGGCTGCTCCCTGCCTGCCGCGCCCCCAGCCAAAGCCACGTCGTTCTCCGCTCCCCAGTGATTTGACAGCCTCTGGTGTATGGACAGTCCCAGCCTGCCGCGTTTCCAGCCTACGCCATGTCACTCTCCGCTCCACAGTGATTTGAGAGCCTCCAGTGCATGGGCAGCCCCAAAGCGCCCCCAGTGAAAGCCCGGGGGTCGTCCGGTGGCCGCGGCGGCGGTTCCCGGCCTCCCCCTGCCCCCCGCCGCCCTTCGGGCCTCCCACCCCAGCCCCGCGGAAAGACCGCCGCGCAGCCCCCGCCCGCCCCGGCCGTCTCGCGGTCGCGCGGCGTGCGGCCCCTCTCTGCTAGCAAAGTCCAGCGCGCCGCGCGGACCGCTCGCCGTCCCCCCGGGGTAAAGGCAGCCCGGCCTCACCTCCTGCATGCTAGCCACGCCCAATGCTCGCTGCCGCTCGCGGGCCGCTGACGCGGCCCCCGTGCCGCCGTGCCCCGCAAACATCCAATCTGCCCATTGCCAGCGATTCTTAATGGCCAAGCAACTGCCCTTGTGTTTCTCCGGGGGCGCAGGGCACGCCTCCACATCCGGACTCATCCACCGGGTGTGGAGGCTAATCCATCACCGCCAACTCTGGTCGTGGACCGCTTTGGGTGCGCTTCACCAAGAGCCTTGCCTCGCCGCCGCCCACCAACAGGTACTGTAATGATTCCGCAACGTGCGAGTAGTCGTTCTTATCGGGCATGTCCCTGTACTTGGCCGCGCCTCCGACCTGCACACGCTTGAGTGCGTAACCGCCCGCCATCGCCCTCCTCAGTATAGCACACTGTGGATGCACGATGAGTCCGGGTGCGCCGTCAATGAGTCTGGACAACGCGCCCGCCACCGATTCGCGCCGCTTGATGAAGTCATTGGTCGCCGCCGGTTGCGCTGGAATGCCTGCCTTCCGAAGAATCTGAAACGGTGTCACCTCATCAGTCTGTGCCCGCACATCGCCCGCAGGATCGCCTGTAATCTTCGCAAACGTGAAGCCCTTGTAGCGCTCGTTCATCACGCGCCTGAGCACCTCGCTGAACCGGACGGCCCCCATCTCCTCTGTGACCAGTTCGCTGTGAACACGCCACTGGCCAAGTGCAGTACGCTGGGCGATGGTCGCCGCCGGTGTCAGTCCGAAGTCGATGCCTATGTATAAGGGCAGCTTATCCGTCACCTCGAACTCAGCCACATGGACACTATCCTTGAACTCCGGGTACACAGGTTTTCCATCGCGCACATACCCGTACTCGCCATGGACGTACACCTTCACCCAATCGGGGTCTTTACCCGCCACCTGCCGTTCGTAGTACTGGTCAGGTAAATGCTCACGATTCTCTGCGTGTTCGCTTAGACCGCCCGGTTGTTTGAAGAACTTCCACCCTTGTGGCTGGTCTTCCTCAGCCAGCTTGTACCACCAGTGGTCTGAGTCCGGTGGGTTCGTATCGGCAATGATCCCACTCCAGCCGGTCCCGCCCATCGCCATGCTCGGGTAACGACCCACGCGGCCTGTCAGCCCGTCGATCACGGGCTTGGGCACTTCACGGGCCTCGTTCACCCACGCCCCGGTCAACTCCATCGAGAGGAGTTTGCTGATGTCCTGGGGCCGGTCGAGTGCCACGAAGAGCACCTCCAAATCCATGTCGCCCATCTTGATGTGGTGGAAAGGCGGGCCTTCGTCCACCCAGCGCCCAAGCTCGGGACTCACCCACTGGTGCCACGACTTGATCGTGGTGGTGCGTAACTCAGGGTAAGTGTTCCGAATCACCGCCCAACGGCTTCGGCGAATCTTATCCTTGCCCGGCTCCTGCAACGAGGCGCGCCGGAGAATCTCCATGATACAGACGGTGCTCTTGCCGCTTCCGAACGGGCCCATGATCCCGCGGAAGAACGAGTCGTCCATCATGAACGCCTTCGACACGGGGCCGGCTGGTTTGTAAGTAGTCATTAAGAGAGGTCGATCCTGATGTTGAGGCCGCCTCCAGCCGTGTCGCCTTTGAGTGC